GCTTTGACATCTTCGAGGTTTTGAGGTTTTTTCATTTCTGAATCATTTTGGTTTCCATAAAGATATGAAAGTTATCAACATAATCCAAGAACAAAAAATCCCGGAATTCAACCGGGATCTCTCATTTTTTATTCATTCTCCTCTCCAGGAATCATAGCATATCGCTATCCTTTGGTCTGTCTGTGGGAACTCCACTTTCAAATCACTCATACATCGAGCCATAAAATCGGCTTGTTTCTCTCCGGGGCTTGGTTTAGGTAAGGGCATATTACATCAATTTAATTCCATCCTCTATGTTCAAATAACCGATCTCCTTCTTGATCTTTCCCTGGTCTCCAAAATCCGTGTTCCTGGGGAGATCCTTTTCTTCCCACTTGATCCGGATGTGTGATATGTAAAATGCCCATACACCCAGGGGAGTGGAATTGATATAAACCGGGCGGGTACTGAACTTGATTGATCTCTCAAGTAAAGCATCGTGTTTGGATCTCTCAATCAAGAGATCATCGTAATGAGTTCTTCGGCATTTCAATTCAATATCCATATGGTACAAAAGAGAATAGCAATCGTATCTGGAATACTTCACCTCACTCATCTGGAGATCAGAGATGAAATTCTCCTTCACGAAATTGAAAAGATCAATCTCCTTCGTAGGTACTGAATATTGCATCCAAATGATTGATCCTCTCCTTCCAACAAGATCCACAAGAAGAATGTGGCTCATTGGTATTGAAGAGTCGGTTATACATTTTCAAAAGCACCTCTTGATCCGCAAATGCAAGGGAGTTACTTCTTCTCTTTTTGAAATCAGAAAAAAAATCATATTCCTCCTTTGTCATACAATCTGGTTTGCGGTATCTGAATATTCGATTCAGTTTCTCCTTTCGGGCATCGCATCCACAATCCACCCCGGTCTGTTCAGAAAACCAATCCACCGCGGCTTTGATGCCGGTCGCGGTTGTGATCTTCTCAATCGTATCTCCTAATCCCTCACTCTTCTTGCGAGGTCTTCCAGGTCTTGTATTCTTCTTCGCAGATCTCTTGGATTCTTTCTCTTCCATTCTTCAAAGTATTAAAAATGCTTCGTGCAGATATTTTGGTTTCATCCGCAATTGTTCGTATTGACATTGGGGAGTTGTGATAAAGTTGGAACATTTTCTTGTCATACCAATGCCAATCCTCCACATCCTCCCAAATCTTTTCAATCAGATCATCAAAGGATTCAAAATTTTCATAGTTCACATCCTCAAAGATCAATTCATCCTCCACCTCTTGAAGATCTACAAATTCAACCCTCGATTGTATCTTCTTGATTGTATTGTACATATTCCGAAGGGTGATGTAAACGAAATAAGTATTCACCTCTTCCCCATACATAATCCTTTCCGGATCATCTATGTACTTGTGCAATCGGATGTACATCTCCTGGACTATATCCTCCGCAAGTATCGGATCACATCCGAAGGATTGAACCATCTTGATCCAATCAATATGCTTTTTAGCCAGGAGTTCGAGTATCACGATATTATCTGCACAATAAATACGCCAATCGCAATTTGTATTTCGTGTCGGTGTCCTATCTCTTCATATCCATCTTCTCCCCAATCAAGATAGTTAATCCCGAACATAATGCCGACCAGGGGAGTGATGCGAAAGGTCATATCAATTCCTTTAGTTTGAAGAATTTTTCCTTGTAAATATACAATTGTTCCGTTTTCTCTTTTTCCTCCCTCAACTCTTGCCTCAATTTCTTGATGATGATCATCAAATCAGCGTGGCTCAATTTAGGCAGATCCTCTCTCTTGAATAAACTTTCCCGGAAGGAAATCGCTTTTTCATAAAGATCCTTGTAATCATCATATTCCATCAATGAGGAATGCATACTTGTGTAATGTACCACAGATGCGTGGTCTCTTCCCAATACCTTTCCCATCATTGAAGGCCCGGCAACACATCGGAAAGCGACTGCAAAAGCACCCCTTGCGTATACAAGTTTTCTCTTTCTGGAATTGTCATCAATGAGATCATTCATCTGGAAATATGCCTCCTTTGCGGACATCAGTTCATCTATCCCCATAAGTCAATGTCTTGCTTTATGTATTTTTCATTCATCACCTGGAGATTCATTTCCCAAATTCCTCTCTGTGATTTGATTGTCAAGTTAGTCATTTCTTTCATCTCATCACAAGGATCGAGAGGTTTGCAATCACATCCCTTGCAGAAGTAGGTTGTTCTATCCAGGATCTCAAAAATCTCTCCTTGTTTCGTTCTGATCTGATTTCCAGGTTGGAAATTCTTAAATGTTCGATGCCGCATTGTCAAGAGCATTTTGCAGATTAGTTATCACTTCTTTCAATTCTTGGTTTTCGTGTTTGAGTCGGGCATTCTGTAATCTGGCCTCATTCAAAAATCTGTTTGATGATCTTTCAAAGTCAATGAAATAATTCATCACCCGATCAATCTCAATCAAATCAATCACTCTGTTGATGATTTCATTCTGGTACCTAATGTCATCCTCTTCTTGAGCCATCTGATTCATCCAAAGCAAGGTGTCTCCCAAGAGTAATTGCTTCTCTCGGATATGTAATTCGTTGAATGTTGGATCAGAAGGGAACATCTGTTTTTTGTTTAGGTGGTGTGTGAGGAATCAAACTCTTCAAATTTATCAAAAATCCCACATTGAACTTCATTGATTCCAATCGGATAGGTTGATCCAGGGGAGTCGGTCTCCCTCCGCTTTCTAATTCTTTCACCTTTCGGATGTGGATATCTGAAAAGATCCAATCCGTATCGTGTTGAGTATAGCGGTGAATGACAATAAATTCATCCGCTCGGTTCACGAACTTACCGCCACCCTCTACATCCGAAGCCATCGGTGGCATAGGATGTCCCTTATATGGATGCGATCCGTGATGCAACTTTCGAAGGGCTTCAGTAGCGGGGTGAGTATTTACGATTGTCATCACTCCGTGTTTTTTACAGAATACCCGGATGTTGCTCGTTGCCTCATAGTGGTATTCGTGGGTACTTACCTTCCCCAATTTCTTTTGGTTGATCGTAAGTGAATTGTATGGATCAATCAACATCCCATCAAAAGCCCATTCATCATACATCTCCTCCGCCGTTTCCAGGAGGGAGAAAACATCAAAGAGAGTTTCATTGTCAATGAATTGAAAATGTCCATTGATAAAATCCAAATGCCTATAAAATTTCTCCTCCTCGATATATTGGATTTGTCTTCCATCCAGGAACTCAATCAATTTTCTTGAGATGGATTTGACATCATTCTCCGAAGAGTATACAAGCCATTTTGTTCCATTCTTGATAGAATGCATCAGCATCAGAAATAGAATCGTGTGAGTCTTTCCCACATTGGCGTGTCCCGTTACAACAATGAAATTGCCTTTCTTGAATCGGAGATAGTCATCCACCTCCGGGAATCCAAACTTTGAGGATTCTGGGATCTGTCCCTTTCTTGCTTTCTCAAGGTAATTCATAATATCACCGCTTCGGGCGATCAGAGGGTGTGTCAGCATAAGGTTGAAGATAAAAAAACCCCGCCGAAGCGGGGATCATTTTTTGAGGTTAATTTCAGAAGGGCGATTCCTGGGATGGAAAGTGCTGATTGTATGTCGCACCTTGACTCTCCATCTCCAATACGCATCCGAGGTACTTGTCCACGAAAGAAGGGATGTCCGTGATCTGGATCTTCCCGGCACAAGCAAGGTCAACCGCACCTTTGAATACTACGCTACGAGCAATCTGCTCATCCTTACTGCCTCCACCCTGGCTCTTTGATCCTCCAGAGAATCCACCACCGGAATATGCCGCGGTTCCTTTGGAGATCTTGACAGATCCTTTTGCATTGAGTGAATACTCTACCTCATCCCCGACATTGTACCAAGGTGATGGTGTCTTTGAGAAAGCCGTTCCCTTCTGTCCATCATCAAATGCTACATCCATCTTGTGGAATTCTTGCCATTGTCCGGTTGGGGTGATGCTTACGATTTTTGCCATTGTTGATTGAATTGATTGATTTGTTGATTTATGAATTCTTTCTTTTTCGATTCGTGCAACTCCTTCTCAAGGAGTACGATCCTCTCCTCTAACCAGGAGATGTATGCCTTGCTTTTCATCGGTTGAATATCCTATCGTTAATCCAATCAATAGTGTTGCTCTGCGCTCTGATGATTGCTTCCGAATCTTTGATCGCTTCCGATCTTAAATGCTCAAGAAGATTGTTTCTCTTTTCTAATGCTTCGATCCTTGCTTCCTGGAATCGAATGATGCTCTCGTACATTTCTGGAGAGAGGTAGGAATGTGATGTGTTTTCCATTTGATTTATTTTTTTGGTTATTCAAACCTATGGAATTTTATCAACACATCCAAGCAATTTATGCCGGTATGAAAAATATTTTTGCCGTATCCTTTTGGATTTCAGTATTTTGTATGATGATCAATTTCTTGAAGTACTTCGGGGAATCATCTTCCACCCCTCCCCAATCCTTGAAAGCATCCATCGCAAACTTTACCGCCATAATGCAGTTGTCAATATCGTATCTGTAATTGACTTCTGCTCGGATGATGACTTTCTCGAATCTTACCGGATCAAATCCTTTCAACTGATCCAGAATCTCCCCTTTGAATTTATCCTTCGCTTTCTTCCTTACGATCCAATGCTTGGATGCATAGAAAGAGTTTAGTGAGGGTACTTTTCCTACCTCAACGCTTATATCCACATCGATCAGCAAAGTGAGGATCTAATTTGTAGATCTCCTGGAGAATCTCTTGTTCCTTCTTTAAGGCATCGGCTCTTGCTTCCTTCGTGGATTCACAATTAGCAAAGAGCATAGCCGCTTGGTGAAGGTGATGATCAATTTTCCTTTTGATCGCTTTGTTGGTATAGTATTTCCATTCCATCGGATTTGGGTTTTGCGGATGCATTGTGGAACTCAAAGTATTCGAAGTGGTTAGATGATTTGTGTACTTGGTGTTCAAGTTCACGTTGAAGATGTGCAATCGCTTTCTTGATGTCTTGGGTGATCGGGTTATTGGGCTTCTTCCCCGCCCGGAGTAGATAGGTGATTGCAGTACCTAAATTGTAGTTGTCCTCCTGGAAATCCAATACAACATCAAACGCCTCGATGTTTTTGTACTTGCCAATGTAGTATTTAGGTGTCCTCTTGCTCATCATCAACAAAGATATCTTTTTTTTCTGTATGACCTTCTTCGTGGTAATCCTCAAAATCATCCCAATAAATGAAATGCCAACCCTTGTGATTATTAAGTGCCATAGTACCTCTGTGCTCTTGCTCTTGTTTTCTCTTGTTCATCATCCAATGGATAATCCATAAAACCAAAATGCGAAAGGAATGGGTTCTGGTAATCATCTGGGATCTCTCCCTTTTCGATCCTTGCCCAATGCTTTCTCTTCTCTGCTTTAGTCAAGTTAAGTAGTAGTTAGTTATTCTCTTTCAGAGAATCTAAAGTAGTATAGTTAACTTAAGTAAGTCAAGTAAGTTGTAAAAAATAATCAACTACCACCAATTGACCAAAAAAAATATCTCATTTTCTTTTTCTTCGATTTCCCGAACTTTCTCCCATTAAGATGATATATCACCCCACTCAACAGAGAAAACCTCGCAGAATCAAAGAAACAGCCCTTAAATCAATTTGTTTAGCACTTGCTTGATGATAACCAACAGACAAAGGATCGCAATCGTCCATCCGATCAAACCTTCCCAACCCATTCCTTTTTTCTCAATGGGCTGGTTCACGATTCGGATTGTTTCTACCCTTATGGTATCAGATGGGCACTCCGCAGAGATCATCACCCTTTCCCCTGGGAGATACTTCAATTCAACCTTTACGCGATCTTGGTAGAGGATGGTATCCTTTTGGATCGTTAGAGTGTCGTGTAGTACTCTCTCCTTTGTGATTACAATCGTATCCCTTACAACTACACTCTCTTGGTGAGGTTTCGCAATACCGCATCCACTAACTCCCGCAAGAATCACAATCGGGATTGTCAATGCTACAAGTCGGATCCGTAGGAATCTCTTCCAAATCATTGAGCCATTCATCAAAACTGCTTGTATTTGGTTCTTCCATTT